AGACTTTACGAACTCAGTACAGAAGCCAAGAGAAAATGAAGCACTTTATTGCCAGCCTTTTTGCGGCAATCACACTTGCAGCTGCCGCACAGACATTTACTATGATTGATAACGACATTGTCGTAGTCCAGATCAATGCAGAGTGGAACGACATCAACACCAGAGTCGATCTAGAAAGACTTAAGGGGTGTGAGTACCGATTCGGGTGGATGAATGATCAGCCAGACGCGCTTCAGAAAAGCATTGCTTCGCTCCCCGTGGTCGTCATCTACAGAAACGGTCGCCCTGCCTACCAGTACGCAGCTGACATTAGCTTCAGGCTCGACACTCCGTTCGAGGAGATTCAAGAGCAGGTATACAAGCTCAAGTACTAAAAGAGAGGGCCGAAGCCCCCTCTTAAATAGCGAAGTTCCACAGCAATCACCCTGTGTTACTACGCAAAGATAATCAATCGTTCTGAAGTTTGATGGCCGAATAGAAATTTGGGTCAATTTCTTTTATCGGCAGTAAGAACTCTCTGTTGCAGTGCCGATTGATCTCTTTCTTCTTAGACTTAGAGTTGCTCTCGCACGTATGCTGCGCTTGGTACGCAGCGTTAGCGTGAAGCAGGGCATCAATCTGTCGGCGCTTCTTGAGGCATGTATAGTACGTCTTCTCTGTCATCAGTAGTGGTTTAGGTCTTTGAAATACATCTTTCTGCTGTCTTCGTACTCGGCAAACCCATCCTTCTCTTCTACATCCCCCTTCTTAACGATGCGTGCTTTATCCCAGTACTCGTCCTTATCCATCCATCCAATAATCCATCCCTCAAACTCACCACCACTCCCTTTAATCTCCCTAATTGAGACGAAGACGTAGGTGTCGCACTGCTGGTGATTCCCAAACTCGTTGATGTGTACGCTGTACTTATCTAATGGCGGGACAGTTCTTTCCTTGGTCTTTACGTCGATGGTGTAGCTAGCGGCTGTACCCTTCCACCTTATGAAGTCATAGTCCTTGCAGTTGTCTCTTGTAAGCCCACTGATGAACTTATAGACCATCTCCTCGCCCAAATAACCCATGAACCGACTCCGAGTATCCCTCTTTATAGTCATATGGTTGTCTCCATGTGTGCCTGCCATGTCTTTCGCACGGCGCACCATGTCGACGGTGATTTCAACCTTGTGATATTTCATTGTATTCTTTGACGATGGACTTGATGATGTCAAGCTCTTCGAACATGCTCTTGCGTATGCGCATGAGCGATTCCATTATCTCGTCATAGTTATGAATCGGTTCTCCAGTTTCGCTGTGCAGAGACTCATAAAGCTCATCGATGAGCGTATGCACCTTCAAACACGCGAGGCTGTAGTACTCGCTAAGTTCAAATCTCTCCATTCTGTATCGATTTCAGGATTTCTTGAATGGCGTGATCGACCTGCCCGCTATTCTTGGCGAGAAAGATAATGGTTTTTGAATTGCTTTCCGTCAGGTGTTTCATAAAAAGTTTCCACCTCATAGGAAAGTCATGGTGAGACGGTAGATAACCCTTGGTCTCAATGATCCAATCGTGATCCTTCCCTACGAAGTCAGGCTTGTATGTGATAGGGAGTACGACGGACCCTGTGCGGTCCGTCATATCCTTACCCTTAGCAGTCATCTTGAAGTACTTGTTTGGGAATCGGAACTTGTCCATCAGGACGTACTGCCGTTCCTCATAGTCAAAAGCTAGCCCGTATTCTTTCAACTGATCAGCACAATACTTCTCTAACGAGCTTGCGTACCTTCCGAGTTGTTTTTTTTTGGATGTTCGTCTCTTAGGAGTCCTCGTTCTCTTCTTCATAAATCGAAGGTACCAAGGAAAATTTTGAATATCAACCGTCTGTGGATAAGAATCGGTGGTTGATAGGCATCTGAGTCGACTCCTGAAAACTAATCGGCTGGAACATAGCGCGTTGTCCTATCCTCGTATTGAACCCTGTATGTGAAAGATTCATGACGATGCAGTACGGGTCTTCGAGTGGCGTAGGGGCACCGCCCGTCTCCACCTCTCGGACCTTGCGAACGTGTATCTCACTCATTTTCCGTATCTCAGGGTCCATGGCTTGAACCTTTCGGTGAATTGTAAGGAAGCAATCGGCTCTGTTTACGAACTTTCCGCCACCCTCTGTGTCTTCAGCGTATGGGGCCACAGGCAAACCGTCTGCTCCCTTGCGGCGCTGAGCCTCCGTTCCAGAGTGGCAGTTCAACCATACAGCAACGTTGTTGGCCTTGCTAAAGGTCAGCAGCTCCGACGCAGCTTCGTAGTGGTACTCGTGAGACGAGATGCCTTTGCCCCCCATGTCGAGCTTTAAGCTGTTGTATGGGTCGATAAAGACACCGTCTATGGGCTGTTGCTTCATGATCTTTTCCGTGAACAAGATGAGGTCGCTGTAGCTGTACACTTGGCTGTTGTTGATGACAACGAAGTGGCTCTGCACCCACTTGTACGCCAGCTTTCTTTCTTGGTAGTTCATATCCCCGACCTTCTTGTCCATAGCAAACTGCATAAGCAACATCTTGACCGAGGCGGTCCTGTTCTCTGAGGAGTACACCACCCACTTCCAGTCGTGCCTGACAGCAGAGTTCGCAATGAGGTACAGCATCGTCGTGGTCTTACCCACGTTCGAGTGACCGTTTACAATGACAAACTCCTTCTTGTAGCGGAAGTACTGGTCGAGCTTGCTCTCGCCTGTATCCAACCCAAGCTCAATCAACCCCTGTGAGTAGTCATCAATCCACCGAAAGTCTTCGTCGTCAGAAGAGATGAAGGACATATCTCCGTCGTTGAGCAGAAGCTCTCGCTTAGCTGTCTTCTCTTCATCAATCAAATCCTTGATGGGTAGGCGCTTCCCCATCTCAATCCCGTCGAGGATGGTGTTGAGAGCATGCTGCTCGGACTCTATGTCACGCTTGCATATCTCCCTGTGCAAGATTCGAACCACCTCCTCCTGTTCCATCTTACCTGCAGCGATATAACCACCGCATAGACGCGAGGCGTTGACAAGGACTCGGTGCTTCTCTCCATCCTCTGCGTTCCGTATCATACGCGCAGCGAGGTTGAGCCTCATGTAATCCGTGTAGTCGTAAGCCTCGTTGGAAGGAATCTGAGCTTCTGCAAACTCTGTCGTGAAGTGGGCGAACTTCTTGCTCTCGTCCTTGATGATGATGTCTGGGTCGTAAGACTCGAAGCATGCACGAGACTCGTTGATACCTGACTCATCGATTTGAAGGCCGTGAGTGCGCTCAAAATACTTGACCATAGCCCTGAAGTGATCGCGGTGGCGCGTCGGATCAGAGACCTTGACAAGGGCCTTTACCCCGTTACCGCTGGGTGAGGTCCAGCATGAGTATATATAATCGTCGGTGGCAAGGGCACGCTTCGTTGCATCTACATCGACATGGTCGAAGTCCAATACGATGTATCCCGAGTGGGTGTGCAGCTTGTCGTCGTGCCGAGACGAAAACTCCCCGCTGAAACAAACAACGGGGAGCTCCTTCTTCTTGTCCTTGTTACCAGCTCGTATCTCGCTAATCTTGGTACTCGACCTTCCAGTCTGGATCCGATGTAGTGCTGACTCCAGTGTCAGGTGGTGTGGATCGTCCTTGTGCAAGACGTCTTTGAATATCGTGACTTTCATTTTCTTTCGCTATCATGAGGAGGATAAGGTACCCTGCGAGGTCCTGCAACGTATCCTCCGTTGCGTCTACAAGACCTGCGTTCTTGATTCTCTTCAGCTTATCGTCGATACGCATCTTGATACCAGCGACAGCTTTGGCCTCTGAGAATATGTTCAGCGGGTTGAGCGCTGAGTCGCCATACTTCTCGTTCTTTTCAATCAGCAGCTGCTCTAGGTTACGGCAGTGCTTCTTTATACTGTTCTTTGTGCTCATCAATAGAGAGTGTTGAGTGTCCCACAATCTTCTTGTCTATAATCTCCCTGATAATCATGCTCTTCTCCGACTTAGCGTTCTTCCCGTACAGCTCATTGCCGAGGCGGAATACTGCGTGCAGGTCGTACTTCATAATCTCGTAAGGGGATTCAAATACCGACACTATCCACACGACACGCTCGTGTACATCCTTCCGTTTCTTGAAGGAGACACGAGCGGTCATGTAATAGATAGGAGCCCCCTTAGAATGGGAGGTCGCCACCGTCCTGCTGTCCTGCAGCCTTCTGCGCACGCTTCTCCTTGGCAGCAGCGCTGTTAGGATCGAACACGCGGCAACAAGCCTTGCCGTTCTTGGACATGAACAGGGTGACGTACAGGTTTCCGCCCTGACCCTGCTCGTTGCGCTGGGTGGCGTACTTCTGCACCATCTCTGTGAGTTCGTTGTCCTTGAAACGGACGTTCCAAGACATCAACTGCCCGTCATCGGAGTAACGTGGCTCTTCGGCGTACCCTACGAGTACTGAATCATATTGCTTTTCGCTCATGAGTAAAAAAGATTAAATAAAAATTGGTCTACAATGTATATGCCCATAAGGATGAGCACAAATCTAAGGACTTTACACAACAAACTCTGCATAATGCTCCTCTGTTTTTTGGTTTCCTCCAATCCAAGCTTGGATATTCTCTACTGCTTGGTGGAATTTCATCTCACCTCGGAACAATGTCTCGTCCGAGCACTTGACGTCGGCAGGATAGAACGGGTAGGCTTTCTCTTGCACCACCCAGTAGAAATCCTTGATGTCAAACACCTTGGTGTAGATGTACGCTTGGATGTCATAGCTCCAGCTGTTGACATCGTACCTGAACTTGTCGATGGCGCGTGAAGACTTGGAGTCTACGATAAAGTCACCCTCCCGTAGGCAGTCGAGGAATCCCTTGAGTGGAATGCCGTCGAGGTCTACGTTGAACTCCACCTGAAAGCTTCCACCTGCAAAGCGCTTGTCATACAATCCGCAGTCCTTCAACCGCTGGATCATCTCATGCGCCCGCTGCCACTCCTCTTGCGATACCAGCTCTTTCGCCTGTGCTTTTTCCTTCTGCTCTTCCTTCCACTCTTTATACTTCTTCGTTGACCGAGGGCTACGCCCACCGATGCTGTCGACAATATGAGAGTCGTTAAGAGGATGGTAAAGGTCATTGGCTTTTTCTGGTTCGAAGAGAAGCATGTCGTACAGAGAGCCAAAGAACAAAGCCTCGGACTCTTTCTTGAGCTGACCCCTCATGTACATCTCCCAGAGACGCATGTCTCCGAGAGCGTACTTGAGTGAGGAGTAAGAGAGGTGGGGCTTTCCCACCCGCTCCTGTAGCTGTTCTCTCATTGTCATTTTTTCTTCAGTATGTATTGAGGTTCTCTCATGTGTTTGATTAGCAGCATGTCTACAGCCATAAGCGCCTCGCGCTCGGACATGTAGATGCGGTCTAGCTTATCGAAGTTCACTTCCTTGCGAACGTGCCAGCATACGACCTTGTCAATCTTAGATTCACACTTGTATATGCCAGCATCTACGCGCTCCTTCTCCACGAGACTCCACGGGATGAACTTTTTTGTTTTCCCCCGCTTCATAGGCAGGGGCACGAGAAGTCCTTTCTTGGTGCACGTAATTACGTCTTCATTTTCTTCCATGCATTGGTAACTATAGATTATCTCTTTCTGCTATTGCGTCGCTCTTGCCACTCCACATACAACCCTGCCGCTACTACGAGTCCGCTAATAGAGACGAGAAGTACTGCAGTTTCCATTATCGAACGAACTTCTTAAGACCAGCGACCTGCTTCTCAGTGAGCTGACTTCCGTACTTCTTGACGATACTATCAAATGCTTTCTGCTTGTCTTGCTGACCCTTGATGTAGGCTACAGCTTTGTCCATGATGTTTTCGACAGGAGCGTCGAGAGCCTTGGAGAGCTTCTGCACTTGAGGGTTGTCCGCGATGCGCTTCAATGCATCTTGCTCTTTGGCAATGGCATCCTCAACCTCGTTGGCCGAAGCAATCGAGGTATCGATACCGATTCCGAGCATAGCAAGGGCACGGCCTACCGCTGACGTCTCGCAGTTCTCGACGTAACTCGTCTTGTTGATGTTGGACGAGGACTTCTCTTCGTGAGCATGGCCCTGAGCTACGATCGTGCCGTCAGGTGTAGTGATGGTACACAGGCACAGACACTGCGTGTCGTCGATGAGTGGGAACTCGGTACGGATACCCCAGTTCTTGTACTGCTCCTCCTGACGGAAGAACTTGATGCGTTCGTTGACTTCAACGTAATTTTTGCCACGGATGTTCGTGACCTTGAACTTGTAATTGGACATGAATTAAAGGTTTAATTTCTTTACTGATTTAAAGTGCTCTTTCATCTCTTCCCACCCGAGAGAGCATTCGGGTGCTCCTTCCACCGCATACCAACGGATTTCTCCGTCTGCATCGACGGTGTACTTGACCAGTCCTTGACTCACGAGGTCAATACATGCGAGGTCAATCTGTATCTCCAGCGTGGCCATATCCATCTGCGACGGGTCGAGGCCGTCAAAGGTGCCCTCTTCAAACTGAGCGCCGCGTTCTCTAAGCATTGAGATATTCATTTCTTAATTGTTTTGAACCAGCTTGGCAAAGGTATATCTCTTGTTCCCTTTCCTCCAAGTTTTGGATGATTTTTTCTTTGATTTCTTCAGACCAACGGATGATTTCGTTGAGGTTTTTGAGCTGACTGCGAGCCGTAATGTAGCTACCACGTATAGGTTGCTGATCTAAATCGTCTGATACCTCTCGGGTACATTGAATAGCCGTGTAGAAGTACATCCTGTACTCTGGCGACCACCTGTAGTACGACTCGTGATTCTTGGTGTAGTGCACGATGCTCGAGTGATCCCGTCCAAGGACGCGACCTATGTTCATAACCGTGGCGAAGGGCTTGAGTGCGTTTGCCAAGGCGGCCCTGTGCTCTACGTTATCCCTGAGCCTGTTTTTTTCTAGGCGGTGTCCGATGCGTTTCTCATAGAGTTTAACCGTCTGCTCTATAAAAAACAATCTCTTATCATTCGTATCCATCTAATCCTTCTTTTACAAATTCTACAATCGACAGGTAGTGGGCGAGGGCAGTGATGCCTCGCAGGTAGTTGTTGTGCACCGCATTTACAATCCTGCGGTACGGGACGGGAGTGATTTCTCTCGCGATACCCAAGCTGTCGAGGTCATCATCGATGCTTTTCTCTGACATAATCTCTTCTATCTGACTCCCCATCGTAGCCCCAATGACATCGATTAGGTCCATCACCATACCCGATGGACTGCGGCCGATGAAATCGTCGACAGACATAGACTCGAGGTCCGAGAGTGCCATACTTCGTGCTGCCTCCGCTACGTGGTCCTCATCGAACCCGTCGTCTGGAGGTTCCCAACTGAAAATCCTACCAATCATTAGCTGTTTCATCATGACTGCACCTTGACGTAGATGTTGTCGGGTGCTTCGTCGAAGAACGCAAGGAGGGCAGGGCACAGCCAGAACTCAAAGCCAACACCTTGTGGGTATTGCTTGAACTTCTCGACGTTGTAGTAGTGCCCGTCGTACCCGTCGGGGCGGTTGAGCTTTACGTGTACATCATGATCGGGGAAGGGGGTAGCGGCAAACACGATGTCGCACGTATCCTTGGTGTCGTCTGACACGAACCCGCTCATGTAGTCGAACACTACATCTGCACCTGCTACGAAGGGCTCTTGTTGGATGTCGCGGCTTTCGTCGTCAAACATCCATGAGTTGTGCTTGCGATAAGCGTGAAGGGTGAATAGTGAATTAGCCATTTTGTTTTTTCTTTTCGTTTTTTTCTTTGTCTTTTTGGATGCGGTCATAGAGCGTGATGAGCTCGCCCGCCGTAATGTCTGCGCTCATATACCTGTCGAGGGCTTTCGCTTTGTCTCGGTAGTGCAGGAGACGGCTGAGCTTGACGCTGACACGTGTGTGGCGTGGCGACAGGGCTCGAATCTCCATAATAAACTGCACGGCCAAAGCGATAGCAATCAGGGTTATGATTGTAGAGAAAATGTAGAACGGAGTTGCCATTATACGTTGGTTACATACTGCACGCGGTTGCCACGGCGATTATAGTTCATGACATCCTGAAGCTGAAGCATAGCACCACGGATAGAGGTCGTATGCTCCCAACGCTCACGAGGATACTTGTTCAAGCGGTCCTTGAGTGTGGTGGCGTTGAACTCCTTGTCCTTGTTCATGATGGCTACCACGGCTGAAACGTACCGAGACTTGCGACCGCATCCCTTGCGCTCAAGTACGTTGAGGATGTCGATGCACTTACGAACGTGGTCAAGGTTTGTGCGGAACTCCCATTGAAGAACGCGTGGGTTGTACTTGCTCTGCTTTTGGTCGATTCCACGACGTTGAGCCAATGTTCCCGTTGCCATTCGGATGATGCTTCCGATGCCAAAGCCTCGATCGGGGTTGAGCTCGTCGGAATTGTAGATTTCGAGCAGGAGCTTGTGGTCTTCGCTTCCACGTGCCGCGTTGTGCTTGACGTGGTCGAGCATACTCCACGCCGACTGGTAGTTGTTGACGTCAGACACAATCTCATCGACCGCATTGGAATCGGCGGCGTGAGAGATGTTTTCGTCAACGTATACAGGGATGGGGATGTTCATCTGCTTCGCAATTACGAGGCGGTGCTGTCCATCGATGACTACGTTGTCCTTGGTGACAATGATGGGAGCGATGATGCGTCCGTGACGCTCCGTCATTTGGCGAACCTCTTCGAGGATGCGTGGACTGATGTCGCGGTTCGTCGCTGACTTGTAACGTCCGTAGTCGGTGGTGAGAAAAATTTGCTTTGAAAACATGAGATATGAATTAAAAATTGTGTTTGATTTTTTGTTTTGCTTCGTAGTCGAGCATCATGCACTCGACGATTGTTTTGTTTGTCCAAGACGGGTCACGCTCGTACTTGTCGAGCGCAACCTCAATCTTGTTCCATTGTTTTTCGAACCATTCGTCAGTCATTGTCGTCAATGCCATGGATGCGGCACTCGAAGTTCTCCTTCTTGCACAACCCCTTGAGCGCATCGGCCACGAACTCTTCGTTACATTGCCCAACCTTGTCTCGCATCCAGTCGAGGTCAAGCTCATCCCTGAGGTCAATGCGCCGTGAGAAGGACACAGAGAAGTCACCGCATTGGTCGTCTTCTTCGATGTCTATCTCTACACCTGCAAGCATTGAACAAGCGTCTGCGACACCTGAATGCACACCCTCACGGAAGATGGCGATGGCTACGTCACGTGGGATGACGGGCATGGTTGCCTTGCCTTCCTTGAGCTCGCGAATCTTGTCTCGGAGCTGAACCTCCAAGGCAGTCAATCGTTCTTTGTCTTCGCGGAGCTTGGCGTTCTCGCGTTCGAGGTTGTGATTGTCAACCACGAGGGTGTCGTTCGTCGCCTCAAGCTCTTTCACCGTCTTGGTCAGAGCAACCTCACGTCCTGTGGACTCTTGTTTGTTCATGGCTTGTTGATTTGCAAGTTGTTGGCGGAAGTCCATTGATTCGATTGTTGACTCCGCCGCAGAGATAGCGTTCTCGCAGTAGCGGATGGCGGCACGGAGTTCGGCCAAAGATTCTTGTGCTGTTTGCATTACGATTTGATTGTGGCTTTGAAGATTGAGTTTACGCAGTCGATGACTACGCTTTTGGGTTGTGGCGATTGCTTCAGGTGGGCTTGCAACTGCCGTGTAGTTTCGGGTGCTTCACGTTCGATGTGTTCCACTCGGATGCGGTAGTCCCCATCGTACGGGTTGGCACTGATGATGTCGCTCACTCGTATCATAGGATTCCGTTGTCGTAGCATTTGTCTTGGAACATGCCGTAGTTGTCCAACCACCCATCGTCGATGAGTGCTCGTGCAGTTCGTCCATAGTGGCCTTGCAAGCTCCACGCCGCACCCGATCGAATGAGGTTGGAGAAAAGGCACAGGGTTTGCTCGTCGTTGAGTTCGCCTGCTTCGTACTTGATGATGTCTTCGATATTCATTACCAGTTAATTGTTTCGTGGTGGTTGATGGCGGTGAGTCGCAGTTCGTACTGATTTTCTATCGGGCATTCAGCACTTGGCCGAAGCATGTCAACGGCATCAAGCGTGAAGTCGTAGAGGTCTTCTGCCAACATGGTGTCGTGTACCTCGATTACTACGAGCGAGTCGTCGGGGTATTCCCGCATGGCGTCAATCAATTCAGCTTTCGTCATGGTAGTCGTTTTCAAGTTGGTAAAGGGTGTCGAGCACTACTTGCAAGTCATACTTGATGTCTGCAACCTTGTGGCACAGGTCTTCGATAATTTCTTTCTTGTTCATGATGTATATTTCCGCCTTTATAGCTCAAATTGTGGGTTAATGATGGTTTTTGACATCACAGATTGTGATTTCATTTTACACTTTGAGGCGTTTTCATTTGACACTTTGTGGTTTTGGGATTCGGAAAGCGTGCATGGTGTAGTCGTCGATGTCGATGAAGGCATGGTTGCGGTAGTACACCGACGAGATGAAGTCCGTCAGTTGTTCGAGGCCGTGAACCGATGGGTCGTTGTCCATCACGTCGCTTGACACTCGGGCTACCAAGGACATACACAGGGGTTGATAGTCCCAAGCTTCGGCGTTGTCCAACTGATTCCACGTCAGCCAACAATGCTCCGTACCTCTGCGATGCGGTGGGTAGGGGTCTTCGAACTCTACTTTCTTGATGATTTCAGAGTGGCATTCCTCCATGAGAAACGTCTCGTCTTCGGTCTCCTCTGGGGTGAGGTCTTTAGGGTCACCCTCGTAGTACATGTACATCTCGACGTGCTCGTCTTCGTGTACAATCTTGACACACCTGTCGTCGGCTCGGAAACCCTTGAGCAGTTGGTCGATGTGCTTGTCAGCTTCGATGGGTGAGAGGAAAAACTCGCAGGTGGTGTCAGAGTAGCCCTCCTGCAACCCCATCGTTCCGTGGATAACAGCGTATTGTTTCATGTGAATTGATTTGAAGTTTGAAAATGATTTGAAGTGTTCGTGTATATTACCTTCTTCGTAAACTCA